CTGCGCGGTGAGCCCAATTGCTTTTGGGCGGTAGAGGCTGGGCAGGTGGTGGGCACGCCGTTTGCACAAAGCCATCCGGTGTCGGCTTTGGTGGCCCAAGGTTTGGTGCAGCTGGGTTGTGCACACGTGTGCATCATTGCGGAGGTGACCGATGGCGCGCATTGAGTACATCAAGCGGCGCTTGGACAACTGGGCGCTGTACAAGGCGCGGATGAATGATGGCGGCTTGGGGTTTAAGGATCGCAATCCGCTGGCGGCCTGGGCTGAAGATGTGTGGAGCCGCACCAGCTATCACGGGGCAAGCATTCCACACTTTGACCAGGAGGCGGAAGAGACTGACCAGGCGGTGCAGGCGCTGAAGCTGGGCAAGGGCCACCTGTATACGACGCTGGATTTTTACTACCTGAAAGACTTGGGCGTGAATGAATGTGCCCGCCGCATGCGCCGCGCAGTCAGCACGGTGCACGCCCAGCTGGATCAGGCTGACCGCTGGATTGATGCGTGGCTGCAGGCGCTGGCTGTGGAGAAAAAGGCACAGCGTGTGCAGCTGGCGGACAACGCCAAGGCGCAAGCCCAAGCCCGTGCAGTGCGGGAGGCGGCCAAGGATGCCAAGGCGCAGGCGGTGGCTGCGGTGATATCCGCAGCGGTGCGTAAGTCGCCATAGGCAAAAAAGGAGTTTTACACCATAGAGACTTTGATTACATTCTGTGCATCTTGGGATTGGTGTCCACTACCCGCCAGCCCTGAGATAGAAACCCTGCCGGAAGCGACGCCGTGCAGGGTTTTCTTTTGGTGGGTTGGTACGGCGCATGCTGCCCACCACCCAAACCGTTTGCCCGCAACGGGTGAAGCCGGAACCGTAACCGGCACATATTCAAAGGGACACGACTGTGCCATCTGCTGCCCCACGCCCGTGTTCGCATCCGGGCTGCGGTGTGCTGGTGCGCGATGGCACAGGACGATGTCCCAAGCATCCGAAGCAGTCATGGGCAAAGAAGCCAACAGCTGCAAAGCGGATCACCGGGCGCAAGCTGCAGCAGCTGCGCAAGGATTTGTTTGCGCGTGAGCCGCTGTGCAGGCCCTGCTACAGAGCAGGCTTTGTGAAGCTGGCCACGATGCGTGACCACATCGTGCCGCTGGAGGAAGGCGGCACGGATACAGAAGACAACGTGCAGCCCATCTGTGATGAGTGCCACGACGTCAAGAGCAAGGCCGAGCGTGCACGCGGTGTGCAGCGTGCCTGGTCGAACTACCGGGACTGACCGCCACCGAGCAGGCATGCCTGCCCGAAGGGGGAGGGGGGTCTCCAAACTTTTCAACGCACCCACCGGAAACCGAGCGCCCAGTGGAATTTTTGCGTGCGCAGGTTTCAGGGAGGGGGGGGGTGCCCAGAATGAGGGGGTTATATGGGAGCACGTGGCCCTACGGCCAAGCCGGTTGAGCTGAAAGTGCTGGAAGGCAACCGGGGTAAACGCCCGATTGCGTTGAATCTGGACAGCACTTTCCGCCCTGAGGCCGGAAT